TGATTAACATGAAGGCCTTCACGGCGCAGTAACTGCCAGATGCGGCGGTAGCCAAAACGCCTGCGCTCCAGTGCCAGCTCAGTGATGCGCCCTGATAAATGCGCATCAGCCGCCGGACGCTGAGCCTCATAGCGGCAGGTCGACAGGGACAAGCCTGTAAGCGTGCAGGCACGACGTTGCGACAGACCGGTCGCATCACATATAAACTCAACGGCTTCCCGCTTCTGGTCTGTCGTCAGTACTTTCGCCCCAGAGCCACCTGAAGTGCCTCCTTATCCAGCATGGCTTCGGCAAGCAGCTTTTTGAGTCTGGCGTTCTCTTCCTCTAGCGACTTCAGGCGATTAACCTCGGGCACCTCCATACCGCCATACTTCTTACGCCAGGTATAAAAGGTGGCGTCGGAAATGGCGTGCTTGCGGCAGAGCTCACGGGCAGAAACCCCGGCTTCAGCTTCGCGGAGAATACTGATGATCTGTTCGTCGGAAAAACGCTTCTTCATGGGGATGTCCTCATGTGGCTTATGAAGACATTACTAACATCGCGGTGTATTAATCAACGGGGAGCAGGTCAGATACCGCAGCCAAGTATCAGTAAGTATAAAAAAAGCCGCGCTTGCGGCCCATGTAAAATTTAGAAAATTAGAGACCCAGCCCTTTTTTAACCAACTCACCGACAATTGGCCACATAACCGGCTGCACAGATTCCCACACAGGGCCACAAACTTTAGCCAGCAGGGATTTTGCTTCTTTACCATCACCATCATTTGCCGCGGCAATAGCAGCAGCAATATCAGCTCGTTCGGCACGGCCTACCTGTTGCCCCTGCTCTTCAAGAATGGAAATTAACTTTGCAATAATTTCTGAATCAGTACCTGCAGTATTAGTCATTGTTTGACTGAAATTTTCACCAGCTGCTAACTGTAAGTTACTAAACTGTCCTCCAGAAATGTGAACATGATTTACAACACGATTTACTCGTTGTGGCCTGTTTGGAATCTTTCTAGCCGCTTTATAGCCCTCTACCGTCAGATAAACATATTCGCGCTTACTAACACTTCCAATGAAGATAAAACTATCTCCAGGACGGTTTTTGATGCTTTCCATCGGGCCGGTTCTAATTAGTTTGTCTTTTTCTAAATCTTTAAAAGCGACATCAAAATCAACCTTAGTGATATCCTCAATGTTACAGACCGCAGTCGCAACAGCAACAATTTGCGGCCCTTCATAACTATTTTTCAGATCCTCTGCGCTAAGACCCCTGTCACTAAAATCTGCTAACAATGTCCCTAAAATTTGTTTTGCTGCTTCGTCTAATTGTCCGGCCATTTTAAATTTCTCTGTGGGTTAAGTCCTTCATGCTAATGGGGGTTTAGTATTTAAAGATCAAGGATCTGAAAAATTAATTATTCTTTTTATCCACAGACCATCCCTCACTCGTACAGGTGAAAACGCTCCAGACCAGAACCCATGCATCTGTACATCTGTACAAGTGATGACGAACATGTCGAACGAAATTTTTAACTAAGAATCAGTACCATCTCGATTTAAAATGCCATTTTGCAACATCCCCTACCGAATAAAGATTATACGTTTTTTTCACTGCCTTACTTTCAATAACATGATCTACAATGATTTTCTTTACCGTCTGTCGATGAATTCCCAGCATTCTGGCGATTTCACTGATACTGAAAACATACTCGCCTTTCTCGATGCTAATCGCAGCCTCATTGGCCTTAAGATATCGTAACCTCATGATTTATTACGTCTAAATTCAAAATGAATGGTGATGATGGTGACGCCCCATAAAAATGCAAAAATCAGCCGCTTTCCGCGTGTCCCCTGCCCCTCGGTGTTCAAAATCGCCAGGAGTACCTTATAAAAAAGGCGATCCGCAGACCGCCAAAGGGCTATCACCAGAATTGTTTACGCGCCACCGTCTGACTTCACCAGCCCACGCCAGTCCAGCGGAGCAACGCCCGCGTCAATGCGTACCTTGAACGTCACGCCATCGACCGTAAAGCCCTGTTGCTGGTCCAGGTAGGGTGTATCAATGCCATCCAGATATGCTACCTCAATAGTATCTTCGCCCTGCCCGGCCAGCAGATACCAGGCTTTAAGGCTGTCAGCATCAAGACGCGCTTCAGTAACAACCGTGAGAGCATCGTTATAAGGGTTGAATACACCGCTGTTCTGCGCATCCGGAAGAGACGTTGAGCGTATAAGCTGTGTGGCACGATCTTCCATCTCCACCGGCACCAGCAGGAAGCGAGGAGGGATATTCAGCACGGCGCCGGCGGCGTTCTTCTGCATACGCATCGTTTTACGGGCAGAACTCAAACCGGCAATATCCAGCGCCGCGCTAACCAGGTTCTGGTGTGTAACATCGAAGATTGTTTTGCCATCCCCCATCTTTTGTTTACTGAGCAGAACGGCATAAACCAGATCGCCAATGGTACGGCTTGCCGCGGCCCCCATCTTTTGAGGGATGCTGTTTAACGCGCTCATGTCATCGTTAATGATGGCCTGACGATCGATACTGAACAGCTCACCGTATGTAGCCAGGGCTATTGGCTCGCTGCGGTCGGATGTGGTGGCATATTTATATTCCGCTCCTGGGCGTACTTCGCGCAGCGATTTAAAACCATCCAGCCCAGCCCTGTGGCCTGTCTTAAAGTCTGGCAACGTGCCTTTTTTCGTCCACTGCTGGAACGTCTCCGGAGAATCCTGCCAGCCTTTCAGCATCGACTTGTGCGCCACGTCTGCCAGAATGCCGCCAAAATCACTGATGCTGTGCGTAAATGCCATGCCAACCATACCCAGAGGGTTCCCCGGAATACCACTTACACCTCGATCCACCAGAGAGGCGCGCGCCAGCTCGCGTAACGTATAGCCGTTATAACGGTTATCTTTCTCTGACTTCTCCAGCCCGGTACGCGCCAGCAGCGCCGCTTTTACCGAGTCCCCTACAATATTTCCGTTACCTGAATACACGTTATATGCTCCTGGTCCTGCGCATGGCGTTGTACCTTCTGCCAGCTTGTTTAAAATTTTCTGTCGTGCCTGCTCCTCATTGATAGAGCCGCCGACAAACTCCGCCCGGATCGCCGTAGCCCAATCATGGGAGGCAAATGCAGAAAATATGGTTTCGGCTTTTTCTTCGCGGTTCTCTGACTGGCTGGTGGTTTTCATCGCCTCGCGAAGCTGCTCAGGCGTTCGGGTAAATTTCGCGACCAGAGAGTTACAGCCAGGTGCCATAGCGAACATCTGTCCTTCTGCCGGATAGATTTCATCCACAAAACCTTTTTCCTTTGCCTCGGCGGCCGTCAGCCAGGTTTCTGCATCCATCATGGCTTTGATATCCGTCTCCGGCAGCCCTGATTTAGCCGCATAGGTGCCAATTATAGTTTTACCCATTTGCTCCATCACATCAGCCTAGCGGCGCAGGTCGTCAGCTTCACCAGCAGTAATGCTCCACGGGTTGTGAACCATCCACCAGCCGTTATCAGCCATAGCCACACGATTAGCCCCGAGCGCAACAATCGTCGCCATTGAGGCTGCAATACCATCGATACGGGCTACCGTATGCCCCTTGTAGCCTCGAAGGGCGTTAAAGATTGCCATCCCGTCAGTCACGTTTCTGCCACCGCTGTTAATAGCGACCGTCACCGGCCCTTTCGCCACCTGCAGGGCATCACGAATACGTTTAGCCGTCATGCCCTCTATCGGTTCGTACAGCGAAATTTCCATAATCCACCAGCCTTACTGCGCACCAGGCGCATCATTTTTTGCAGGAGTAAGGCCCAGCTTTTCACGCAGCAGGGAACGGGCCAGCCAGCCAATAGTCGGGGCATTGCCCGGAATACCTTCTCGATTGTAACGCTGGCGAACTTCTTCCCGCAGGCGGTTTAGCGTCAGCGCTGTTTCATCATCGATATAAACCGACATAGATTTTCGTTTGGTCACTTTTTAAATCTCCATATGTACTAGATGTACATACAGTATTGATCATCATTTATGGTTTTTTAAAATTTATTTACCACTTTTATAGATTGGTGGTTCTTGGGCATAAAAAAACCGGGTTTCCCCGGCTGTGCGATGTGCGCCCTACTGCAGCACTTGTTTGCCCTCATAATCCTGGATCTGAAAAAGCCAGTAGCTCAGGGTCGTTGAGGTTTCACAAATACGGTTATTCATTTCACTACTTGGCTTTGCTCCTCTCCTGATCCTGTCAAGGGCGCTCAGATATACATCATTGATTGCAGGCTCGATAAAAGCGCTTTCGAACTCCGATAGCTCTCCACGTTTTGACTGTTTCTGGATTTTTTTTCGTTTCCTCTCAACGTGGTCTTTCAGGTCTGTAACCAAATCACTAAGGAGAGGGTCAGCCCGGTAACGTGGATGCTGTTTGGCCAGAGCTGCCTCTATCACTTCCAGCCTGTTTTTGATTTCCGTAAGTCGCTGCATATTTTGTTTTCCTCACTACCAGAGCTATAAAATTAAAATTTATGCATTTAAGTGTTCACCTGTTCACCTTTAGTAAATTAATCATTTAAATCATAAAGTTAAATGGTGAACACTCTAATTTTAAGTATTCACTAGTGTTCACCCAACCCTACACCCTACAGAGCAAAAGATAATCAAAAGGTGAACAGGTGAACACTTGGTGAATACTTCATAAATAAGTGTTCACCCATTAACACACTGTTATTACTACATTTTTAAACAGGGTGAATACCGGTGAACACTTGCCCTATAACTATTACTATGGCACCTCGTTTTTTTGCTCAGTTGTACATGATGGCATCCAGTCCTCTGAATCGTCGTTTAGGGTCACGTTTGACCTTATTCCCTGCTTTGTTTTCCGCTTCTGGTACTCCTTCCCGTACTCAGCCATTGCCCCGGGCATATCAATGCCAAATCGCATGAGTGATACCGGCTTACTCAGGCCATTAGCTCGCATGTAGGTGAGATAAGCGTGATACAGGTACCGCTTCAACGCTCGACACGCTAACGTCAGTTGCAGGTGAATGCTGATATCGCACACATCGTTGCGCAGAATATCCACTTCAAAGGTGAACAGTTTGCGCGCAACTCCGGGTTGTTGATGACTCCGGCTGAATTTATCCGAAGT